GAAAGTGTACAAGTTAAAATACCATACGATACTGGAATGGATCCTTATAGTGGTTGTTTAGATTTGTTTGAAAAAGCAGGCGTCATTGTAAAGGATGGTAATAAGTTAAAATACCAAACCAAAGATGGTAACGAAATTAAAGAGTTCCGTAAATATTGGAGCCACGAAAAATTACAAACAGTAATTAATGAGACCGGTGATAGAGAAATTCAGGCAGATACTATTGTTAAAATGGCCGAGACTCTTATAAATAACGAAGAAATACAAGAGGATTTGCCGAATGCAGATGAATGATATTGATGTTGCTTTTTTTCACGATATGTTTGACATGTTAAAAACATATACGGATAAAAAGGAATTAGAAGAAGCAACCGATCAGTTGGTTGAAATTTTTGAAAATTATAGTTATTCTATAGAAGATAGTTTACATAGTCTCAGAGGTTATAGCAAAACATTAGATTCAGTTATCGATACTAGATATGAAGATGAACTGGATGATACATTTGAAGAACCTGAAGATTTTAATTATTAAATGTCAACTTGGTTTATACAAATACAAAAGGATTTAAGTAAAATTCCTGATTGTATTGATTATTATAATAACGAATTAGAAAATGTTGGCCTTGAAGTTTCTATGAAAGGCAACGTTGAAAAAACCTCAAGAGAGATGCCGGGTATTGTGGCATACAGATTCAATCAATTACAAGAACTTGAAGGTATATTAGAACATCTCAATATTGAAATGCGAAGAGAACGTGGCAGGCTTTTTAGAAAATATTTAGAGCATTACGAAAGAGCATTATCAAGTAGAGATGTTGACAAATATGTTGATGGAGAGCAATCCGTGTTAGACTTACAAGGACTAATAAACGAGATTGCTTTTGTTCGTAACAAATATCATGGGCTAATGAAGGCCCTTGAAGCCAAACAATTTCAAATTAATAATGTTATTAAATTGAGAGTCGCTGGATTAGAAGATATAACTTTATGATAGAACAAGAGTCGGGTTTATTTCAAACATTAAAGGCCGCTAAAAACGAAGCAAAAAAACTTGCTGAGTTTTATAAAGAGACAATAGTTATATCACGGCACTATGATGGATTCGAAATAGAAATGTATCCAGATTGGGCCAATACTGACAAGGAAGTTAAACTTTTTGTGGATCCTGACATAGAAAACCTTCAATAAATACAAAAAATAGAAAAAAAATGAAAGAAATTGAACAAAAAGGTTGACCTTTTAGTCTCGAGAGCGTATAATTATTATATTGAGTTAAACAACCAGGCAAACACAGGCAAACAGGAGACAGCATGTACATACAGCCAGGAACACAGGTAACGTTAACAGGTGGAAGTTATAGAGGACAAGGAATGCAAGGAACAGAAGGAGTTCTTGTAAAAGAATATCAGCCGTTTAACGCCCCAAAAGACGGATGGGATGGTTTTATTACTATTCGCACCGCTGACAATAACATTCGAGTTAAAACTACCAGTCACAATTATGCACCTTATGTAAACCTTGGAGACGGAGAGACTATGATTGAGGAAGCACCAGTAGTTGTAGCAGAAAAAACAGACGAAGAACGTATTGCAGAAATTGCAGAGCGTTTCGATATTTTAGACGAAATGGCACAAGCATCAATTGATGGTATTGTACGTGGAATGGTTGTAACAGGACCTCCAGGAGTTGGTAAAAGTTACGGTGTTGAAAAGATCCTGGAAAAGAATAGTATGTTTGACAAACTTGCCGGAAACACAATTAAGTTTGGAACTGAAAAAGGTGCGGCAAGTGCAATTGGTTTGTACCAGTTACTTTACAGGTATGCAGATCCAGGAAGCGTGTTGGTACTTGATGATTGTGATAGCATCCTTTGGGACGAAGTTAGTTTGAACTTGTTGAAGGCGGCACTTGATTCCAGTACTAAGCGAATGATTAGTTGGAACACAGAGAGTTCAGCATTACGCAGAGAAGGTGTTCCGGAGAAATTTGAATTTTGCGGATCAGTAATTTTTATTACAAACTTAAAGTTTGATAAAGTCAAAGGAAAGATCAAGGATCACTTGGAAGCGATTCTTTCAAGATGTCATTACTTGGACTTGACACTTGATACAATGCACGATAAGATGCTTCGTGTAAAGCAGATTGTCGGAGACGGAATGCTTAATACATATAACTTCGGTAAAGCCGGTGAGGAAGAAGTAGTTAATTTTATGGAATCCAATACCGATCGATTACGTGAAGTTAGTTTGAGAATGGTAACAAAACTGGCAGACCTTAAAAAGATGTCAGAGCATCGCTGGATGACACTTGCTGAGAATACTTGCATAAAGCGAGGATAAGCAAGTAAGGGTTTATAAAAAGGCCCTTGATGGGCCTTTTTTTTTGGCAACTAAATGGATTGCATAATAGAAATAAAAGATGAAGTCAACGTAAAGATACATAATTTAGGCTTAATGACAAGGCGTAAATTAGAAAAGAAATTTAAGTATTTTATGCCTTATGCTTATCATGTACCTGCTTACAAATTAGGCCGTTGGGACGGATGTGTTAGTTATTTTAGTCCTGGGGCCGTTACCTACCTTAATCTCCTCGAAGATATTATTCCAGAACTTATTAACGAAGGTTATCATATTGATATAAAAGATAGCCGCGAAGGTACTGCATTAGATTTTGTAACAGTCACAGAAGAAACCCACAAAGATAAAAAATGGCCTAAAGGTCATAATGATGCCGGCAGTCCAATTATACTGAGAGATTATCAAGTTAGTATTATAAATCAATTTTTATCACAACCACAATGTCTACAAGAAATTGCTACAGGTGCAGGTAAAACATTAGTTACTGCCACATTAAGCCAACGTGTAGAACAATATGGAGGTACATTAATTATTGTACCAAATAAGGATTTGGTTACCCAAACCGAAAAGGATTATATCAACTTGGGACTCGATGCCGGTGTGTATTACGGGGATAGAAAGGAAATTGGTAAAACCCATACGATATGCACTTGGCAGAGTCTTAATGTATTAGATAAACGATTTAAAGATGGTGAAAGTGAATTAGGATTACATGATTTAATAGATGGTATTAGTGCAGTTATTGTTGATGAAGTACACATGGCAAAAGCAGATGTACTTAAACGATTACTTACAGGACCATTTGCAAAGGTACCAATCCGTTGGGGACTAACAGGCACAATACCAAAAGAGGATTGGGCATATGTTTCATTAGTTGTTAGTTTAGGTGGTGTTGTAAACCGCTTAAAAGCGTCGGATTTGCAAGATCAAGGAGTACTTGCAGACTGCAAAGTAAATGTCTTGCAATTACAGGACACAATACAGTATAATAACTATGCAAGCGAGTTATCATATCTTACCACAAATGAAACTCGCATGGAGTACGTTACAGAGTTATTAAAAGATATAGTAAAAGGTGGTAATACTTTAATACTAGTTGATCGTATTAAAGCAGGAAAAATACTCCAAGAAGGATTAGGAGATGAGAGCGTTTTCATATCAGGTTCGGTCAAGTCAGCAGACCGAAGAGAACAATACGACGAAATTCAAACCGCTGACAACAAAGCAATTATTGCTACTTACGGGGTTGCATCTGTTGGCATCGATATACCTAGGATATTTAATTTGGTCCTCATCGAGCCAGGTAAAAGTTTTGTCCGTGTCATACAGTCAATCGGTAGAGGTATTAGAAAAGCAAAAGATAAGAACTTTGTCCAAATTTGGGATATAACTTCTTCTGCTAAATTTTCTAAAAGACATCTTACCACACGTAAGAAATTTTATAATGAAGCTCGATACCCTTACACAATAGAAAAAATAAAATGGTAATATGCTATTACACACACTAGAACACGGAGTATACGACATAGATCGTATACCAGAAGAAATAGATGATGTTTATTACGGAGTATTAGATTATAGTGATCCAAATTCTCCTGATTTTATATATTGTCCATTAGTATTTTTAGAAAGTTTCAGCACACCTTGTTTGGAAGTTGAAATAGGAGGAAACAGGTTTCATATGCCACTGGATTGGCATATTATTATTGCTGATAGATTCACAGGCGAAAGTGAAATATTAACATTAGTTCATTGTGCAGGCAGGCGTTTTTCTGCATTTTGCTTGGACATGAGTAATACAAGTATTATGCCAGACTTTGGTGATTTAGATGTTGTTAATGTTTATACTGAGAAAAAATGGTATGTACCTAAGTTAAGAGTTGGGCATATATTAGCAGTACCTGTTAATCCTAAGACTAACATTTGTGCATTTTTTGTTAAAGATATACAAAAGATTCCTGAGGTATTAGATTTTGAAAAGTTGTGGGTATAAGGGGAACAAGAGTTCCCCTTTTAGATTATCAGTCTGCTTCGAAATCGTCTGCGCCGGTAAAGGAATCGTCCGTACCTGCTTCTTCAATTTCCACTTTGTCATCAGCGGCATCTGTTGTAAATGTCCAAGGCTGAGATGTGCCTGAATCAAGCATAACTCTATGTCCTGTAATTTTTGTGACCTGGCGAACTGTTCCGCCATCGTCTTTAACAGTAACAGTCATTTCGCCAGCGGCTAATGTACCTTGTGCTTTATCAACTAATGAGCATGTTGCATAAGTGGAACCATCGTAGCATTTATATCGCTTGGTACCTTTTTGTGCAACAATCCAGCCGTTTACTTCTGCGGCTCCGGTATGATACCGACATTTTAATTCGTTGCCAGCATCGGGTGTACCGATATGTCTTTTACTAATTGGTCTTCCCATTTGTTTTCTCCTAAAGTGGGTTCTATCCACTACGGGGATGGTGCCCCATAATAAAGGTTGCGAAAACAACCTAAATAGTGTAATATATATTTATTATGAAAAAGATTGATCTTAAATCAATGTTAGGAGCAGTTGATAGACGCAATAAAGACTTCTATGATCAACTATCCGAAGAACAAGAAAAAGAGTTTAGTCCGTTTATGGTGTTACGATGGACTAGTAGTATTAAAGGTAGCAAAGAATTACAAACACATTATCTAACATATGCTAATGAATTGCTAAACAAAAACTTTTCAGTTTTATACAAACACAAAAAACTATTTTGGCAATTAGCATCTGTTATTGGTATAGGCACTAATCAATTTCATCCGTGGATTGGTGTTAGTAAAAAAACTAAAAAAGACGAACTTGTAGATAGATTAAGTTCGTTGTATCCAAGTTTAAATCAAGACGAGTTAAACATATTGCTAAATGATAAAAAAGCAATTCAAAATATGATAAATGAAATAGATGGCAAAGTTTAAATGTAGTTTTTGTAACCGTGAATTTGTAAAAGAAACAACATTAGCATCGCATTCTTGTCCAAAAAAATTATATAACAACGATAAAGATGAGAAGTATATGATTATAGCACTATGGTGTTATAATAAATTTCTTGCTAGAAATACATATAGACAAGCAGATATATCAAAGTTTTTATCATCACGACATTACATGGAATTTATTAAATTTGCTAGGTATTTGTTAGAAGCACAAATTAAAAACTATCAAGAGTTTATGGATTGGATCTGTGATAATAACGTTAAAGTTGATCATTGGAGAAAGGATACAACGTATGACAAATTTATTAAACAACATGCATTAAAAGAATCGTGTCAACGTGCATTAGAAAAATTTGTATTGTGTACACAAGATTGGGCAGAGGATCAAAATAAACCAATGCAAGACTTCTATAAAAATGTTAACTCGCCAACGATATTAAAACTTATACGTGATGGTAAATTAAGTTTATGGATTGCAGTTGGTACAGACTTTGGAAAGCAGTTATTATCTAAAATGGAAGATAGCGAACTTAAACATTTAGATACTTGGATTGGAGACGATCTACCAAAATGGAATCGGTTATTTGATAGAAATAGAGATGACATTAATTGGGCTAATAATGTAATAATGGAAATGAAGTTTAATGGCGTTTAATACAGATGTTGATATTGATGTAGCAGATAGAGATAAAGTATTAGAATTATTCAAGCATGTTCCTGCTAAACTCACAGATAATAAAAAGCATAAGACTGGTGTTTATTTTCATAATGTACCAGCCGATTGGTTAAATGGTACTTGTGCCGTTGATTATAAAACAGCAGATACTCTTGGATTTTTTAAACTAGATGTGATTAATAATAGTGCATACAAAGATATTAATCCAAATAAACTGGAAGAACTGATTTCCAAAGAACCAAATTGGGACTTATTATTAGATGAGAAAGTAGTTAAAAAACTATTTCATATACACGATCATATTGATATTTTACGAAAGTTGCAACCAAGAAGTGTTGAACAATTAGCCGCAGTTCTAGCAATTATAAGGCCAGCAAAGCGACAACTATTGGAAGAAACATGGCAACAGATAGAACAAAAAGTGTGGCAAAAACCAGTAGATGGAACATATTACTTTAAAAAATCTCATGCTATAAGTTATGCAATACTTATTGTAATGCAGTTAAATTCTATTGTTTTTTAACTAATTCTATAGTGCGACGCTTAGTCCGCTTTTCTGAGATATTAAATAAATTAATTTCGTGACCTCTGTCAATTGTTGTATTTTTTGCCGAAAGAACCATTAAGAATGGATAAAACTCTTTCATGTCGTTATACAGAAAAAATGTTATCGGAATTTTTCTATTAGATTCCCACCACCAAGTTTCACCTAAACTGATGAATGCTTTTTTAAGTTGTGGGTTCCTTATAGAATTATAATCAAAAAACATAACATATGCAGAATCACATTGTTGTATAATTCCTAAGTATTCTTTATCGTTAGATCTAATAATACTTAAAAAAGGGAATCGTTTTAAAATTTGTTCGTAGTCCATAAATATTATAAAGGGGTATACTTCACTGTGAATATTTATACATTTACCAACACGTACTATTTAGAAAATAACCCCGCAAAAGGTGCCTTGACAATGCAAGCAGGAAATGTTAAAATAATAAAGTCCGTAGCAAATACGGTTAATTTTCAAGTTAAAGATAAAGATAGAAAAGCAGTAAAGATTGATAACTTGTCTGTATATGCTAATATATTGAATACGGACGGGACATTAATAAAAAATATTAAGTGTTCTAAAAATACTGTAACAGAAGGAAACTTCGATTTGATTACTGCCGCTGGTGATTTTGAACACACGGATCCAGGAATGTATAGATTAGGTTTTTATACAGAAGATTCAATTGGAGTTAAAAAACCGTTGTTTACAAACTTAGCAGGAACTGGTAATTTAAATGTAGAAATTGAAGATTCAATTATAGCATCGCCAAAAGATAGTATTACAGTTTCAACATTTAATGAAACTAGTGGTGGTTCGGGCATATTTGAAAGTTCTTCAATTAGAGTACATGAAGTTGCAGATAAACACGGGTTAATTACTTTTGTTGCATACCTAGATGCTTATTTTGGTAAACTATATGCATATGGAACGTTAGATGATACAGTTTCAGGTAGTAGTGCATGGTTTGCTATACCATTAGGATCAGTAAATGATTATGTTGATTATACATCTGCTACAACAAAATTAGATCCGTATAATTTAACTATTGCAACAAAGTATATAAAATTTCAGCATGTACCAGATGTAAGTAATGCAGGAACATTAACCAAAATTTTAATACGAGCGTGATACTAGATTACGTAAAAACATTACTTCCAATCAATACTAAAGTTAGTCCTAGTGGCTGGCATACCATGAACTGTCCGGTATGTACGTTTAATGGACAATCACGACCCGATACAAGAAAACGAGGAGGGTTTAATTTTAACAATGATTCAGTAGCATATCATTGTTTTAATTGTGGCTTTAAAACATCATGGCTTCCAGGTAGAAAAATTACATCTAAGTTTAGGGTTTTATTAACTAATCTTGGAGCAACAGATAATGACATTAAAAAACTTATATTTGCTTCAATGCAAATAGAGCCTGACAAAACACAAGTTACATTTGATTCATTAGCAATACCAGGACAATGGAAAGAAGAGAAATTACCAATTAATGCTAAACCTGTATTAGATTGTTCAGTTACAGACGAGTTTACTAAAGCATTAAAATACTTAGAAAAACGTAGTTTATTGGAAGCAGGTAATTGGCACTATACAAGTGAGAAAGTATACAATTTTAATGAACGTATAATTTTACCATTTGAGTATAATAATAAAATTGTTGGATATACTGCTAGATTATGCAAACGACCAAAGTCAAGAAATACGCCAAAATATATTACAAGGTCTCCGCAAAGTTTTTTATTTAATTATGATCAGCAAACTAATGTTAAATATACGATTGTATGCGAAGGCCCATTTGATGCACTAATGGTAAATGGTGTTGCAGTTTGCGGTAATCATTGTAATAGTAGACAAGTAGATTTATTAAATCACTTGCCAACAATAAAAGTTGTAGTACCAGATAAAGACGGCAAAGAATCCAACTTAATGGATATTGCAGTTGAGAATAGATGGCATATAAGTTTGCCAGAATGGCCGGAAGGTATTAAAGATATTTGTGATGCAGTAGCATATTATGGCAGGCTCGAAGCCTTACTTACAATTCTGTATGCTAAGGAATATAACAAAATCAAAATTAAATTAAAGCAGAAAAAATGGCTGAAGTAGATTATACATACGAATTACAAAAAATGTTTATAGAATTTTTGGTAACAGAACCAGAACTTTATGCAAGATGTAGTAATATTGTTCAACCTGAATACTTTGATGCCACACTTAGAGAAAGTGTAGAATTTATACAAGAATATTCAGATGAACATTCTGCTATGCCTGGGTTTGAAATATTAAATGCAAAGACAAAAGGAAAGTTTGAAAAAGTACCAGTTACAAAACATGAAACAGATTGGTTCTTAGGAGAGTTTGAACAATTTTGTAAACATAAGGCATTAGAAAAAGCAATTATAGAATCTGCAGATTTATTAGAAACACAAGAATATGGTACAGTAGAAGGTATAATTAAAGAAGCAGTTAGTATTGGTTTAACAAAAAACCTAGGAACAGATTATTGGCAAGATCCACTTGCTCGGTTAACAGAGTTAAGAGATAAAAATGGTAGTACAAGTACAGGATGGAAAACAATAGATGACAAATTGTATGGTGGATTTAATAGAGGAGAACTTAGTATATTTGCAGGAGGATCTGGTGCAGGTAAAAGTTTATTCTTACAAAACTTAGCACTTAACTGGGTCGAAGCAGGATTTAATGTAATATACTTGAGTTTAGAACTTAGTGAAGGATTAACTGCAATGCGACTAGACAGCATGATAACAGGATATTCAACAAGAGAAATATTTAAAAATATTGACGATGTTGAATTAAAAGTTAAAATGCACGGAAAGAAAAAAGGTAATTTACAAATTATACAATTACCAAATGGTTGTACAGTTAATGATATTAAAGTATACATTAAAGAGTACATAACACAAACAGGTATAGAACCACAATGCATACTAGTAGATTATCTAGATTTAATGATGCCAGCACAACGGAAAGTACCACCAAGTGATTTGTTTATTAAAGATAAGTTTGTTAGTGAAGAACTTAGGAACTTTGCAGTAGAAGGAAATTATTTGTTTGCCACAGCATCACAATTAAACAGAGGTGCAGTAGATGAAATAGAGTTTGATCACAGTCATATTGCAGGTGGTATTAGTAAAATACAAACAGCAGATAATGTTATTGCAATTTTTACTAGTAGAATAATGCGAGAACGTGGTAGAGTGCAAATACAATTTATGAAAACTAGATCCAGTAGTGGTGTAGGACAAAAAGTAGAATTAGATTTTGATATTAATACACTAAGAATACAAGATTTAGCAGATGATATGGAAGAAACACCGCAAGAAAATCTGTACGAAAAACTAAAAAAGACGTCAACAATGCGTGATACTGAACCAAAAGAAGCAGTAACAGTTGACCAAACAGATAGATTAAAATCGTTAATTAAAAAGATACATTAACCAGATATCATTGTAAGATATGTCAATATTACTTGGTTGTGTTCACGAGTTAATTGTCGTCCGCTTCCTAACATACCGATTGCTTGACGGATTTCATCAGCATATGCAGGATCGGGGACAACTTGATCAATCATGCCTTCGATTGCTTGAAGATTAATGGGCGGAGGCCCTTCGGGTTGTTCAATAATATGTGTCAATTTCATATAAATATTTATAACAGGATCTAAAAAATATGCAACGTAGAACTAAAAGTCTGTTACAAGAGATCAACGAAGTAATACCTCCTAAGAATAAAGGCATGGTTATTGAATCTCGTGGACAGCATATTGTATCAACTGTAACTAATTTGATTGATATGATTTATGAAACATATGATAAAGAAGTAGCACTAGAT